ATGGGCTTACAACAAGGGTTTAATTGTCTTAACGCCTGATGAACTAAGGATTGCCAAAAGAAATGATTATTTATTATCCCTTCAAAACATAAGGGGTAAGGAATGGTAATATCTTTGTTTATCTTTGTCTTAACATTAATCAAAGTGTCACTTAAGTGACAACAGAAAGGTACAAAATGAGTGGAAAAGCTATTCTAGAATATGATTTGTCTAAACCTGAGCAGGTATTGGCTCACAAGTATGCTTTAAAGGGCTTAGAAGCGTGTCAAATGCTCGAATCTTTGAAGGCCTATACCCAAGGCTACACAGCGTACAAAGGGGTCTCAGAAAGCGTTTTAGCTGACATTATCGCTGATTTGTCTAAGTGGGAGGATGTCAAGTTATGAGCGACACTAAAGAATGGGTCAAGCCGCATGAGTGGCGTAGCTTAACTGCTCAAGAAATAAGCACTATTGAACTTGAGGTTTACTCTAGGACAGTTCAAAAAGGTAGGCACATGAGCGTATTCATTGCTCAGTTCGCTAAGGCCATTGAATCAGCATTGAAGGGTAAAAACACATGATTAAGACAGTACTAGCACCTAATGCACCGTGGCCTAAGTGGGAACCAGTGCCACCTAAGAGGTCACATCACAAGAAAAAAAAGCTAACACGTAGCGAGACTAACGCTATGATTGACGCTAACTTTGAGCGTTGGCTACAGGAGAATATACATGGTATCAGACGGCGGTAAAGGCTCTGCGAGGCGTAAGGAAGACGCTCAGGCAGTCCGTGATAACTGGGATCGTATATTTGGACGCAAGTCTGCTAGCAAGAAGGAAACACCTATGATTGATGATGAAGAAAATATTGAACAAGACGATGAGGAATATGACGACACTTGTACTTGGTGCGGAGGTTGTGGCGAAGGTGATCACGATGGTGCATCATGCCGTAACTGTCACGGAACAGGCGTAGAACCTAAGGAAGGGGACTGCGATGATTACTATGAATGAAGTTCTTGAGATGGCTAGACAGGCTGGTTTCCATGAACATGACTTTCCATTTAAGAAGTTCAAGTTTGAAGCCTTTGCCAAACTGGTATTTGAAAAAGGTTTCTTTGCAGGTTTTGAAGCATCGGGAGAGGGCTTTAACGGTGAGTATCCCTATGGCGACAAAGGCATAGATATAACCACAGATGAATATGTTTTACATGCCCTTAAAGAAGCAAGAGGTGAGCAGCATGAGTAACTTAAAAGTTGCTTCTAAGTTCCTGCGTCACACCTCTTGTGACCATTGTGGCAGCTCAGATGGGTCGTCTGTCTACGATGATAATCACCAGTACTGCCATGTATGCCATGAGTACACACGGGGCGATGATGAAACACCTGTTGTACAAAAACAACAAACTACTAAGGTATTTACAATGAAGACACAAGGGGAAGTGAAGGCCATAGTGGACAGAGGTATCTCACGAGAGACTTGTGAGTACTTTGGTGTCACACAGGAGACAGGACACAGTGGTTTAAAGCACTACTATCCTTATTTTGATGAAACAGGCGCTAAAGTAGCTGAAAAGATTCGATCTGTAGAGAACAAGACGTTCTCCATTGCAGGGAATTTCAACAAAGCTACGCTATTCGGACAAAACTTGTTTCAAAAAGCAGGGAAGTACATCACCATTGTCGAGGGTGAACTAGACGCATTAGCTTCGTATCAGATGACAGGCAGCAAGTGGCCTACTGTGAGCATCCGTAATGGGGCTTCAGCGGCTGTTAAAGACTGCAAGGCTCAGTATGAGTACCTAGATAGCTTTGAGACTATCGTGATCTGTTTTGACGCTGATGAGGTAGGACAGAAGGCAGCTAAGGACGTAGCTGAACTGTTTGGGAACAAGGTTAAAATATTTAAACACTTGAAAGGATATAAAGATGCCTGCGATTATTTATCTGACGGACGAGGAAGCGAATACGTTAACCAGTGGTGGCGCAGTGAGTCGTACGTACCAGATGGGATCATCCAAGCGGCAACACTTTGGGACAGCGTATCTGCACCTGAGCCAGTCGCTGAAGCCTTCTATCCGTTCAAAGGGCTTAACGAACTTCTATATGGTCTACGAGCATCTGAACTCATTACAGTCACAGCTGGATCAGGCCTTGGAAAGAGTCAGTTCCTTAGAGAAATCTTGTATCAGATACTCCGAACAACAAGCTGGTCAATCGGCGGTATGTTTTTGGAGGAGTCAGTGCGAAAGACTGCCCGATCAATTATGTCATTGCAAGCAAACAAAAAGCTGCACCTACCCGATACCCAAGTCACAGAACGAGAATTGAAGGAGGCATTCGATGCTACTCTTGGCACTAATCGTGTATTCTTGTTTGACCATTTTGGCAGTTTGGCTATTGACAACGTCCTTAACCGCATTCGATACATGGCTCGTGCCTGTGATTGTCGTGTGGTTTTCCTCGACCATATTTCTCTTGTTGTGTCTGGTATGGATGGCAACGATGAGCGTAAGAGCATTGATGTATTGATGACGAGATTACGTACCCTTGTACAGGAGACAAATATTACCTTGATCTGCGTATCACACTTGAAGCGACCTAGCACATCGAACAAAGGACATGAGGATGGTGAAGCTGTATCTCTGTCTCAGTTGCGAGGCTCAGGCGCTATCGCTCAGTTATCAGATGCTGTGATCACTTTGGAACGTAACTCCATGAGCACTGATCCTAACGTGAGGCACACGACTAAGGTTGCAGTGGCTAAGAATCGCTACAATGGTCTCACAGGGCCAGCTTGCTCGTTGAAGTACGACATGGATACTGGTCGCATGGTTGAAACTGTGATGGAGGAATTATGATTGAGATGATTATCGTAGGCACTATCGGAATTGGCTACGCTGTTGTTGGGACACTACAGTGGCTCAAGGGTGACACGGGTGCTGGTATCATGTGGATAGGTTACTCATTCGCTCAAATCGGACTATTTATAAATCTCAAATAATGAAACGCATTGCTCTCGACATTGAGACTAACATGGCACATGATGTTATACATCTTTGCATCACACAAGACATTGACACAGGAGAAGTAAAAGTATGGAAAGCTCCAACAGGACTTTGGGACTACTTAAAGGACGCTACGTTGATCGCAAGTCACAACGGGTGCTCATTCGACTTTGTGATCTTAAACAAGCTCTGGAAGACCAAGATTGGACTGAAGCAAGCATACGACACACTCGTAGTGTCAAGGCTGCTAGAGCCAACGAGGGACGGGGGTCACAGTCTAGACGCATGGGGTCAAACCCTAGGGGTCAAGAAGCTGGACTACAAGGCAACGTGGCAATGGATGATGAATCGAAATGAAGCATATTCTGGGGAATGCTTTGATGCGCCTGTTGATGTTCTTCTTGAGCATTATTGCCTACGTGATGTTAGCGTTTTACGGTCTTTATTTACTCATCTTGAAACTCTCATTGTGGATAAAGGCTTCTCTCAAGAAAGTGTGGGATTGGAACATCAAGTTGCTTCCATAATCAATAAGCAAGAGAAGAACGGATTCAAACTAGACACCATTCACGCTACGTGCTTACTAGCTGAACTTAAGGGAAAGATGAGTGCCATCAATGACAAAATGCAGGATCTCTATCCACCGTATGAGGTTGAACGTATCTCAGAGAAGACAGGGAAGGTTCTCAAGCCTGAAGTGGTGGTATTCAATCCAGCTAGTAGACAACAAATAGCTGAGAAGCTCATTGGCCTTGGGTGGAAACCTAAAAAGTTCACTGAGCCTACAGCTAACTACCCACAAGGTCAGGCTATTGTCGATGAAGCTGTTTTGATGTCTCTGAAGTATCCTATTGCTCAGTTGATCGCTGAGTACATGATGCTAGGGAAGCGTATCGCTCAGATTGAATCGTGGTTAGAGGTCGTAGGAGCTGACGGAAGGGTACACGGTAGAGTCATCACCAACGGGGCTGTAACAGGCCGTATGACTCACATGAAACCTAACATGGCACAGATCCCTAACTCAGGTTCTCCTTATGGCCCTGAATGTCGTCAATGTTGGACAGTTGAGGAAGGTAATGTTTTAGTTGGTGCTGACGCTAGTGGCTTAGAGCTACGGATGTTAGCCCATTACATGAAGGATGAGAAGTATGTCAAGACAGTCACCGAGGGATCGTCTAAAGATGGGACGGATGTCCACACGGTTAATCAAAAAGCAGCCGGACTACAAACACGTGACCAAGCGAAGACATTCATCTATGCGTTCCTCTACGGCGCAGGGCCAGCGAAGATTGGCTCGATTGTCGGTGGTAGTGCTAGTGCTGGACAAAAGCTCATTGATGCCTTTCTTAAAGGGACTCCCTCGTTGCAGCGTCTACGTGATAAAGTATCCGTATATGCGTCCAAGGGCTATGTACCGGGGCTTGATGGTCGTAAGATTTGGGTTCGTAGTGAACACGCAGCACTCAATAGCTTACTTCAAGGCGCAGGTGCAATCGTGATGAAGAAGGCTCTAGTGATCTTTGACTCTAAAGTTAAAGCTAACAAGTGGCCTGTGAAGCTAGTTGTCAATGTCCATGATGAGCTACAATGGGAAACTTCTCCCGAGTATGCGGACATCACAGGAAAAGCGTGTGTCGAATCTATTGAAGAAGCGGGTAAATTTTTTAACTTACGTTGCCCATTAACAGGAGAATACAAATATGGCAAGTCATGGCGCGACACCCATTAGAAAATGCGTAGACTGTGGTCTTTTGTCTGGAAAGATGTCTCTTTTTGTCAAAAATTCTCAAAGCAGGTTTGGAAGGCGTAATCTTTGCATTGAATGTGCTGTTAAACGAAATGAGCAACACCCTAAAAGTAAAGACTGGAAGACAGATCATCAGACAAAGAAGCGATATGGCGTAGACGCTGAGACTTACAAGCGTTTGATGGCTACAAGCTCTTGTTGTCAGATTTGCGAAAAGACAGAAGAACTGTGTTACGATCACTGCCACGATACGATGAAGTTTAGAGGTATATTGTGTCGAGGGTGTAATCGTTCATTAGGACAACTCGGTGATAACATTGAAGGGATTCAGAAAGTGTTAGAATATCTGAAGAAAGCACAAGAATGATAGACAAATCAGACAAATTAAAATCTCAGATCATGCTGAACATTGGTGAACAATCGTTTACTTTATTGCACAGCAATGATCTGGATATTCTCGATGTATACTTGGTGCTCTCAGCAGCCCTTGATTACATTGAGGATGAAGCAGAAGCTGTCTCTCGTAAAGAAGGTAGTTACTTGCAGTAGGGATAGAATCAGCTTGATCCAACACCTCTTATGGAAGTAAGAGAAGGTCTGAAAGGACGGCAGTGTTCCTGTAGTATGGTAAGCAGGGCTTTATAAACTTTCAAAGGAATTGAAACAAATGACAGCAGACCTAAAAGCAGTTAAAATCCAAGGTGAACTCTTCTGGAGCAAGTGGATGGCTGAATTCAACAAAGCATTCAACACAGACAACGATCGTTATGAATGCACCATTGGTAACATCAGCGATGACGATGCAGCGAAGCTCACAGGCTTAGGTATCAAAGTCAAGCACAAAGATGCTATGGGTAACTTCATCGTAGCTAAGAGCAAGTTCTTGTTCAAACCTACTGACGATAAGCTCCAAGAAGTTCCTATCGAAGCTCTAGGTAACGGCTCTAAGTGTGTAGCTATCGTAGGTTCATATACTCACCGTATGTCTTCTAAGCATGGCAATGCTCCATCGCTCAAAACAATCATGGTCACTGAAGTGAAGACTTACGTGCCTGAGGCAACCACAGCTGATGACGACGCTCTCTGAAAAGCCTAAGTTAGCCATCATCGATGCCGACATTATCTGTTACCGAGTAGGTTTTGCTAGTGAAGACGTTGATGAGGCTATCTGTTTGGCTCGTGTGACTCAGTTAGTTCATGAGATTGTTTTCGATGACTTAAAGTGTGATGACTACAAAGCGTACATCACAGGCAAGACGAACTTTCGCAATGAGATAGCAGTCACTGAGCCTTACAAAGGGAACAGGAAAGATGCTAAGAAGCCAGTGCATTACATAGCTATCAGAAACCATCTCCAGCGCTTAGGGGCAGAACTGGTTGAAGGTCAAGAGGCTGATGATGCAGTGGCTATCGAGGCAACTAAGACGGGCGGATGGATTGTCTCCATTGATAAAGACCTAGATCAAGTCGCTGGTTGGCACTACAACTTCGTGAAGCATGAGGAATACTACGTTACTGAAGAAGAAGGTCTTCGTAACTTATTCACTCAGGTGCTCACAGGGGATCGTATTGACAACATCATTGGCTTGAAGGGCATTGGGCCTAAGAAAGCTGAGAAGCTTCTTAAAGATTGTAAAACTGCAAGGGAATACTATGACGCTTGTCTCAAAGCTTACGATGGTAATCAACTTCGTGTCGATGAAAACTTAATGTTGCTATGGTTACGAAGAACACCAAACCAAACGTGCCCACATCTTTCTACCTCGTTGGATGTCAGTGGACAGTCAAGTACGTAGAGGACTTGAGCGAGTATGGTAAATGTGATTGTGCTACATTCATGATTTATCTTCGCTCAGGTATGAACAAGAACTTTACTGAACAGACATTCTGCCATGAACTCGTTCACGCTATCATGTTCGCTATGGGACATACTCAGCACGATGAGATCTTTGTAGATGCCTTCGGTGCTCTACTTCATCAATACGAACGGACTAAAGTGTAATGCAACGCAGGAAATCGAAAGAGACAACACACTGTATAAAATGCGGTAGTGAGATACCGTCTTCTCGGCGTTCCGATGCAAAGTATTGTAGTCAGTCTTGTCGAGAGGCTGCTGAGAAGAAGCGTTATAAAGAAAAACATCCTGAGTATGTTGAAAGACAAAAAAGGCTGACAAATGAGTGGAGGCACCGGAAAGAACACGGACATATTGAGTTTATAGACAACCCACTTTTAAACAAGAAAGACAGGTTTGCTTTAGCTCGTAGTATGGGTTTTCGTTCGATGCTAGAATATAACGTAGCGAAGCAGTTGACCGAAGCTGGTGTAGGATTCCAGTATGAAAAGTTCAAAATCAAGTACTTTAAAGAGGACTTAGATTGGGGGGAAGATGAACAAGAAACAGGGAATGAAAAATGGTGACACGTAAGACAACCAGTTCAAAGAGAGCACACGCACTCAAGAATGGCTACAGGTCAGGTCTTGAAGAAGATGTGTGTAAGCAGCTGGATGAAGCAGGGGTTCCTTACGAATACGAGAAAATGAAAATCAAGTATATTAAACCAGCTAGTGAACATCAGTACACGCCGGATATTGTGCTCGATAACGGAATCATCGTAGAGACTAAAGGACGTTTCCTGATCGCTGACCGTAAGAAACACATGCTTATCAAAAGGCAACAACCACACTTGGATATACGTTTCGTATTCTCGAATAGCAAACAAAAGCTAAACAAGGGTTCATATACAACGTATGCTCAGTGGTGTGTTAAAAACGGTTTCATGTACGCTGACAAAACAATCCCTGAAGATTGGCTCAAAGAACGACGTAGAAAGGTGAGTGATGGATCTAAAATTGGTTAAAGAACATGAAGATGGCAGCGCAACTTATACGTTCGACATGAGCGATGAGGAACGTCTAGCTCTTCTTCAGTTAGGTATCATTACAGCCTTGGAACGAGGCATTGAAGAAGGGAAGAAGTATCATGGCGAAGTTGATAGTTCACTATAAACCTCCCATGTTCATCCCTGATTGGACTAAGGGGTACAAGGTGTACGTTGTAGATCATCCTCGCTTAGGGTGTAGAATGATAGAAACATCACCAGTTATCAAGGATTACGGTAACGGTATCTTTGAGACACAATGGGTGGTGTATCATCCTGTAGACGGAGACTTCAATGACACTTAAAATTAAACCATACAAGGAACTAGAGAAGTATTTCTTTAGAATTGTTAACATTAAACCTGAGGAACCAACTATGTTTAAACGCAGTGTAGAACATTTGAAAG